CTATAACCTTTTGCTGTTCAATTAAACCTTCATTAGCGCGCTTTATGTTTTGGGCGTGTTGTTGCCCTGCGTCATTAACTTGCTGTTGATGGCCTAAAGCAACATTCATGCTTCTAAAATTATACTGCTCATCTGTTTCATTATCCCAATCACGTTCAGGTACTTGTGCTTGTACATTAGGCGCTTTGCTATTCGTTAGCTGTTCAACTTGTTGTTGAGATTGTGCTAACTCCTTTTCTAAACGCTTATTTTTTCGTAAAGCTCGTCGTGTTGAACGTGGTACTTTGGATTCTTTTTCCTCTGGTTCGGCTTTACCAGATAGAACGTCACCTAAATTAAAATCATCTTCAGTTTCGCCAGCTTGCTCAGACTCATTCGCCTCGGTTGCGACACCTTGGTTTTCGTCTAACTCGGACTGTTCGCTCGATTCTTCAGTTGTTTGCTCTAAGTTATTTTCTAGTTCAGTTGAATCATCAACCACCGTTTCATCATTATCTAAGGACACAATAAATTTTTCCTATTCAGTTATGTGCAGACTGGTCACAGTAAAGAGACTGTGTAGCTCTAAGTTGTATTTTACCACCATTTAACGCTAATTAAAAATAACTCTTGTTGACGACTGTTAAGTATTATTGTACGATACGTAAGTAATTTAACTGCGTGAGGTGGTATGAACGAAGCAACAAGGCAACTAAGAAAGAAAGGCTATACCGTGAATGAATTCCTATTGGTTATTAATAGAAAGACAACATGGTGGAATACTCATAAGCATTTAAGTGGTAAGGATAATGAATTCTTAATGCTATCAATTAAAGGGTTGAAGGATAAGTGATGAGTAATGACGATGTAACAAGGGTATTGGTGTTATTGATGGCTATTTTTGCTGTTGCAGCTTTATATATGATTGGCTTTGAAGATGATAGAATTAAAATAGTTGAGTATATTACATTGGTGTTATCTAGACTAACGGTGCTTATGGTTCTTGCGGTAGCTTGTTTTAATATATACCTATTAATAGTGGGAGTGTAGTGATGAGTAAACTCACAAGTATAACGATGGCTGTGTTTTCATTCGGGTACATGGTTGCTTTCGCGGTTACTGGTGACGATACTAATTTTATAGTTGGTAATGTGTTTATTGCTGCTTTATTTTTATCTGCTAAAGAGGGTTGGTGATGAATAACACAGATAAACCAAGAGTTAAGTTTTATAGTGATGGCTCCATCCATAAAGATGGCGTTAACTCAATAAACTTTTATGAGACTTTTGGTTTCTACCCTTTATCTGCAGGTCAGAACCGTAAATTAATTCAAGATTTTATAAAGGAGTTTATCAATGACAAATGAAATGAAACTATTAAGAGTTAAATATAAAGTAGTCACCAGAACCAGTATTCCAGTAATTAAGTTTTACACTAATGGTGTACCTGTAGAAAAAACAAAGCATAATTGTATCCAAGATTTTTACAAGTACGCTTATCATCAGTGGGTGTTAAGCTCAATGATAAGCTATAATTAAACCGCTATAGGTTGAGATAACATCTTAGCATATGAATCACGTTGTTTGGCTTGTGAGTCTTGAACCTTAACCATATCATCAACATCCTTAGATTGAATGTCACGCATGACTTTAGCTGTGTTGGCATTCTTATTCTGTACGTTAGCCTCTGAGTCTTGAAGTTCAATACCAAGCGCTTCAGCTTCTAATTGAACTTTCATTCTATTAGTTTCAGCGTTGAACATATCAATTTCAGCTTTCTTCGAGTCGGTTTGCTCGCCCATCATCTGTGCATCAGCTTTAGTTTGCTCTGCTTGTGCTGCTACCATCATAGGATCAGGCGGTGCATCTTGTTGTTGTGCTTTAGATTGTTCAACCATTTCCTCTTCTTCTTCGGTTAAATCATCTTCATCAATATAACCAGCTAGAACCATTTGCTTTCTGGCATTATCACGCATTGGCTTATAAGCAGACCCCTCAAGGTTCATAGTGTAAGTCCATTGCGCTATCTTCTGGTCGTCCGGTGTAATAGGTTTCTCAAGTAGCGCCATCATCTCATTACGGACTTTATCTTTCTGCGTTGAGAATGATACACCTACATCAGTAAATACATCCATGTCAGCGTTACGCATATCAACTTCGATAGACATAGACATAGTTGATAAATCCGTGGAGACCTTGTTCACATCGACGGTAGACTCTGTGCCATCTACCGACATTACGTTGAGAGTTCTTTCATTGTCGATAATTTCGGACCAGATGGAAGCACATACTTCACCCTCTCTACGGTAAGAATACTCTAAGTGATCTTTGTAAAGCTGTGATTGGATATCTAATTGCTCTTTGATTGTTTGTAGTTGATCGTCCGTTACTTGTGGGTTAATCATTTGTTCAGGAGTTATACCACCACCGACTGATTGCTGTACCGCTTGATCTGCCGCTCCTAATAAAAACTGTGCTGCTTGTGGTACACTGGGACCGCCTTTCTTTCCTATAGCCTCTCTCGGTAACTCATTACCCTGAGCATCAGTTCTATTCATCAAGTAGTAAGCAAAATCGTGAGTATTCTGCTTTTCGTACATTTCCTCGTAACCATCAATCTGCTCTTGAAAATAGATGTCTTTTTCAATTGGGCCTTTAGCTAGCAAATCAAATATATAAGATAGTGTAGTGTTCTTCATCTGCTGCGGGTCGCGCAACATTCTTACTAAACCTTCCCATGTTTCAGTTGATTGAGTAATTGACCATTCGCCATAAATAGGAATAACAGGAATGTGACGGCCTGCAATCTTATTATTAGATAAAATATGTGAGCCAGTTAGTACGGTTTTCCATACTGTTTTATTAATTACAGTCTTGGTGGCTTCTTTCTCCCACCCTTGAGATTTTAACGCATCACCTTTCTTTTTTAACTCACCAGTAGTCAAAGCAATATTTCTATCACCGTCTGACATAATGGTCATTTTCTGCTTGGTTTCTTTTATGTGATAGTATTCAGCAATAGTATAATTTTCTGACTCTCTCCAACATAAACTTGAGCCGACAATATAATCAGGTAATTCAAATTGTGATTCAACATCACTCAAACCATGTTCGTTCATTAACTCTTTCCAAGCATCAGACGCATAAGCAAATATAACCGCACATCTTTTAGCATCAGACTTGTCTATCTTTTTACTGTTGGCATCCCATACAACTTTATTATTAGCTTCATGAATGACTGAGCGAACTATTTTCTTGTTAGTGTTTAGTGGGTCGCGCTCATCTTCATCAACAACCTCTAAACGCCAAGCACCAACACCACAATCAATAGCCTCACTGACTGCAACCTCTTGAGCCATACGAGCATCATTAGTTCTAACCGTGGCTCTGTAGTAGTTTTGCAATACTTCCGCTAGCTTTTCATCTTCGGTTGTTTTAGCGCGATATCTATTATTAAATTCATTCTTCATTAATGATGCTAGTATACGGCGGCGCTCGGGCTTAACGATATCAAATTGACCACGGTACTCAGTAGATACATTTTCGTCTAGCTCATCATCCCATTGAGTGCGGCGAGCAAAGATTAAATCTCTTGATCCGTTATCGCGTGAGTATTCAGACTGATCCCAATCTCGCAATATACGCTCTGTGATTTCTTGGTGTTTTGATTGGTCAGCCATTATCTTCTTCTACCCCATGATTTTTGTGCTGCTGGAATTCGTTTAGCTACAGCCTTACCTATTAATCCATATTGTACAGCAAATCGTCTCATCATATAAGCGTACCTAATTGCATCAAGTAAATCGTCTCTTATTTTTACTATCTTACCTTTATCGTCACGATGGTACTGTAGTATTTCATCGAACACCTCTCGAAGACCTGCGAATACTTTAAACTTACCCTTTTGCATAAGGTCTATGATTTCCATTATGCCAACCTCAACACTATTACTTCCGTCAGGCCACGTGACTTTGTCAGGCATCATCTTAAAACCAGCCTCAACATGTAATTGTTTCTGCTGCTTGCCATCTCTGGTTTGTAATCCATCGGCGGGCCAAGCAACAGGTATATCTTTATTCCATGATTTAACAGCGCCCCAAGCTAGTTCAGCTAGTGCGTTGCTCTGTTTCCATGCTCTTGTGACATAGAATATTCCCGTATCTCTATCTTCAACTAATTGAACGTGTGCTTGCGGGTGATCCCAACCAAAATCCATACCATTCAACACAAAGAAGTGAGCAGGTATCTCAAATGAATCACATGTAATAAAGTCCTCGCTTAATTCATAGATGCGACCATGCCCCAGCATTGGAACACCTTTAGATCGCATATCTCTTTGATGTTTAGGATATTGAGCAAGTAATCTTTCTTGCTTCTCTGGTGTTACATGTGGCGCATCAACCCAACCTTTCATCATAAAGAATTGGTCTTTGCTTGGCTCTTCCATGAATTGCAATACTAAATCTGTTCTACCATTCTCAGGCGTGAACGTGTAAATAATACGACCACCCTTACCTTTGTCACCGTTGATAGTTCTTGTTAAAACCTGTGGTCTTATCGTTTGGTCTTTTGGTTCTTCATCAATATGAACCCAATCAACTACATCGCCCATGATTGCGTGTTGCCCTTGCGAGTATGACCAGAATTGTATATTTGAAATGTCACCGCTCTTATGTCTAACTCGAACCGTTCTCATTGCATTAGGTGTGCCGGTGGCTGATTCCCAGCTCATAATCCTATCTTTAGGCACTAACCCGCCAGTAAATGAACCTTCATTGTATTCACCAAACAAAGCTTTCTGTAATAAGTCTCTTGTCTTCTCCATTGAATAACCAAGACCCCAACATGAAGGGGCAAAGTCGAATGTGTGACCAGGCCAATCATCAGGATATTCACCTAACAAATGAAAAGCATCAATATCTGTGCCTAGATAAGTCTTGCCGATTTGATTAGCGGCACACAAGCAGCATTCATAATAGTCTTTGGTTGCTGCTATGAACTCTACCTGCCAATCATACATAGATTCATAGGCAGTTAAGTATAAAATATTACTCTCTCTTCGGTGCTGCTCTTCAAGTAAGCCTATAAGCTCAATCTTTTCCGTTCTTGATAACTCTGCCGTATTCAGCATTATTTATTCTTTTTTATTAGTGATTGTATTTTATTATTCAACTCTTCATCACTGATATCATCAGTTGTATCTTTAGTCTCGATGAACTGTTTGTCGCCATACTTCTTAGGTTTAAGTTTGGATGAAAGCCACTTGCGAGTCTCTATTCTTAGTCGGCTACGTTGGATATGCTCAGAGTTTAATGCTTCATACTCGCTGCCATCGTCATTCGTTTTGGTTATATAATCATTAGTGCCATCATCAGCTATATCAATCATTTCATCAGTCAAAGCATCGGCGCTTTCTTCTTTGGCGCGCGTGTATTGGTTGCGAAACTCCTCAATAGTCCTTATCCATCTAAACACTGTTGCTTTATCTGGCATCTCATCGGCAGAACAAACAGTACGCATAGATTTACCGTCTGCAAGCTCTGAACATATCTTGTCTGCTAAATCTTGTGTGTAGTCTGATGGTCT